ACTACAATTGCTTTAAACCAGTTCATGGGTTTTCCTTTTCTTCGGTTGTTGTATAATCATGCTGGATAGTAATTGGCTTTTCAATTACTTCAATATCCAACATAGACTTGTAAAGCTTTATTCCACCAAATATCAATGACAGAACAAGTGACATCCCCATCAGCCCGAACATTACTCGGTCCTTCCACTTGTAGATGATATTAACCCGACCATTGGTTTTTGTTGCTTGGTCAAGGATCTGCTGCAGAACGTCGTCACGCAATTTTGAAGCATCCATAGTGGCTTGATGCTGAATAGCCCCTGCAAGGATGTGATCAGTTAGACTTTTGCCTATCTCATCAAGGCGAGAGTGAACCGCTTTTAACTCGCGGGGTTGTACTGGAATGTTATCGTTCATTAGACTTTCTCAATCGTGATGTAGCCACCATAGAGGTAATCTGTGGTAGCTGTTGGAATCCATTTGATAATTAGATAATTGGTTGTAGAGCTAGTCACCGCACCATTGAGCGTATAGGTGGAATTGACGTAGCAAGTGATCGGTGGCATTTTGGAAGTCGCAGTTGCATTGGCAATATTGCCCTCATAGCATCCAATTTGATTAGTTGAATCATTACCATAGAGCCTGACCTGAGTTGCCTTGTAGCCAGTGGGGATAGGTATGGAGACATAAGCTTCTAGGGAAGCTGTCATGACTTTTATCTGACCACCATTGTCTAGTGATGCTACGTTGTAATAGGAATTGTCGTCATTAGCCTGAAAGTCCTGGGGAAGTATCTTAATGCGTGTTGCAGATCCATGCCACCCCGCTTCAGCATCAGCAGTATCAAGCTTGTCGTCAATATCCAAGTCGGTCTGCATCTCTGCTTTAGTCCGTAGGGTTGGATCTCCACCACCAGTTGGTGTGGTGACACCAAAAAAGCCAAGTATGGCACCATTATCAGTTGCAAATGAATCCCAATTCACATCTGTAACATTATGACCATGAGTAGAGCCTGCATAAGACCCTGCTACTTGGTTTCTCGTATCCCTATTGGTTGGTGCAGGGTGAGTGGTCGCATGGCTTGAGGCTAACTTCCCATCGAGAGCAGTTTGGAGTCCAGTAATCACCGAGATTGCATGATTGGCAGGATGACTGTAATTATTCGCATCACTTGGCGCGTGGGATGCCTGACTGTGAGTATATGCCGTACCCCAGTTACCCCTGAGTGCGCTTGTAACATTTGAAGCATCATGGGTGGATGACAAGTATGGATGAGAGTGCATATTTGCCCAAGAAGCAGTACCGCTTGCCGAATAGACTAAATACTGTCCACCAGCCCCACCAGTTGGGATGTGCTTATTTCCCGCAGTTGTAGGGTGAGTATAGTTATTGGCATCACTTGGAGCATGTGAAGCTTGGCTATGGGTGTATGCTGTTCCCCATTGACCGCGAAGTACACTTGTTACGTTACTAGCATCGTGTGAGCTAGATAGGTAAGGATGACTGTGCATGTTCGACCACTGTGCAGTACCACTTGCAGAGTAGGTAAGGTATTGCCCGCCACTTCCACCAGTGGGGATGTGTTTATTCCCTGCCGTAGTGGGGTGGACATAATTATTATATGTTCCTGCTATCTGGTTCCTAGTGTCTCTGTTCGTTGGCGCGGGGTGCGTAGTGGTGTGGGCAAGACCTACATAGGCATCGTCATGGTCATGGGAACCAGAAGCGTAACTTCCTGCTACTTGATTCCTTGCATCCCTCGTAGTGGGGGCAGGGTGTGTAGTTGCGTGACTTGCAGCTAATTTTAAGTTGAGCAGATCATCAGTTGACTGTTTATCGTAAGCATAAGCCGTTACCCATGCTTCAGTAGTTTTCCCATCTAAGGCAGTCTGAAGTCCTGTGATAACCGAGATTGCATGGTTAGCAGGGTGTGAGTAATTGTTGAAGTTTGCAGTAACCCAGGGTTCGGTTGCCAAGTTTACATAGGCTGTGGCATTTCTCCATTGTGGAGTATTGATTGAGGCTAATACTAAATCATTCCTTGTATTGGAACCAAAGTAAGCATCATCACCAGATAATTGAAACAAGGGTTTACCATCACTGAGATTCGCAGTTGCATTGAATGTCCAAGCGGCAGTGACAGTCTCAATACCATCAAGGAAGGCGACCTTGTTGGAGTAAGTATCCCCTGAAGCCGTGTCAGCGTAAAGCCTACCACCTGAGTTTTTCAACCAGATTTCATTGGTCGTATTCCAAGTAGTTGTACCAGTGTGACCCTCTGCGAGCATAATCGGGCCAGTTCGTTGGAAACCATAGACCTGGAACTTCGCGGATGAAGTTGGTGATATTTCACCACCAACATTGAGTATTGTGGCTTCAGTCTCAATGTCATTTCTCAAATAAGGGTGTGTATGCGTTGCCTGTTTGCCATCTAATGCCGCTTGTAAACCAGTAATCACCGATATGGCGTGGTTGGCAGGGTGAGAATAGTTATTAGCGTTTGCTGAAATGCCATCAAGCTTGGATTTTAAAGCTGAAGTAAAGTTCTTTTCTGTAAGCCCTGCATCCCCAACAGAAATCGCAGAAGTGTAGTACGGCGCTGAAGTGTTTGTGGCACCAGTAGCAATACCATCCAGTTTTGAACCATCGGTGGCAACATTCCGACCATCTACCAATCCGCCCAAAACAACATTTCCAGTTAGTTCAATATGGTCAGTTTTGAGATTGACTGAGCCAGTCGTTGCCTTTATATGGAAATTGCGAGGGGCGGCACCAGTGTTAATAAGAAAGCCATGTTCATATCTATCCGAAACACCTGGGATGCCAATAGCTTCAGCACCACCAAAATTTATGACATTCGTAGTGAGTCCAGTAGACCCCTTGCCAGTATAGGTGAAGAAAGCCTTGTTGTTCCCTGGGGTAGAAGTGATTAGTCCAGTCATGGTACCGCCTGCTAAAGCGAGATATGGATGACTATGAGTAGCTTGCTTACCATCTAGGGCGGTTTGTAGCCCAGTAATGAATGATATGGCGTGAGATGCAGGATGCGAATAGTTGTTAGCACTTGCAGCAATCCCATCAAGCTTTGAACCATCTGTTGCTACATCTCTGCCATCTACCGTGCCAGAGACATAAAGGCTTTTGATTTGTAGATCTGAATTGCCAGTTGCGCCTGTTGCACCATCACTGACTAAATGCCATCGGTTTAGGGAATCATCATGGCGAATGTAGTCTCTATTCGATGTGCCACCATCTGATACCATGATATGATTACTGTATATGGTATTGGTTCCATAGGTGTCTTGTCTAACAAGATGTGTTGAACTAAGACCATCCAGTAGGTCTGCATTTAGGTTAGCGACCTTAGTGGTTGAAGCGACTGTGAATGGTGCAGTACCAGTTGCAATAGAGGAAATGAGTTGCTTGCTGATTGTTAAATTCTGTGCGACTGTTAGTGCGCCATAGACAGCAAGGCTAGATCCTGCGGCGGAAGTGCTTGAGAACCAACGACCTAGCTTATACACGCTAGAACCCGACAGACTGGCAGTAAAAGTTATTCCCCGAATATTACTTCCACTATCCTGCATTGTATTAATTAATAAATCGTGATGTGACGTAACTGGGGTTGTATGCCAACTTGAATTACCCGCACCTATCCAAAAGTCTCCGTGACCCTGAAAGTGAAGGTTGGTGATTGAAGTATTTGAACCATTGAGATTGCCAACATCCCAATTTGAGGAAGCACCAATATTTAGACGTTTAGGCGTGTAGGCATCTTCAGAATCAGACCGAAGTAAGGATGCACCATTGATACCATCCACTTTTTCGGAGTCGGCTGCTTTAGCAGTCAATCCCAAGTATGAGTGAGTGTGCGAACTAATGGCACCAGTCAGAACCGCTTCAACCCCTGCTTTGGTCAATACATAGTTATTCCATGTGGGTGTATGCCATGCAACAGTACCATCACCTGAGTATAAGAGTATTTGCCCACCACTACCATTGTCTGGGATATGCTTGTTCCCAGGGGTCGTTGGATGAACGTAATTGTTGTATGGGTGTGTGTGAGCTAGGGCATATTTAGTTGAAAGGTAAGTGCCATTTTCCTTTATACCACTACTGTCTATCCTAACCCTTTCTGTTCCACCAGTAACTAGCTGAATTACATTATCAGAATACTCTCGAATATATGTATCCAAATCGGCAGAAAGATATACTGGCTTAGTGGTTGGTAGCGTAATAGAGGAGACTGAAAGATTGCCTGTCTTGCTATAAACCAGGGCGTTTGTTCCTGACCCTGACGGGCGTATCTGGAAGCCGCCCGAACCATCGGTTTGATTGTACCCAATATCCCAATAATAAGAGTCTCCATTTTCGTCTCTGAATCTTAGGTACTTCCATTGTCCTTCGTTAGATTCGAGTAAAAGCTGATTGGAATTTGCGCCCCTTGAGATTGATAGGTTCCCCGAAAGTGTGCCGCCAGTTAGGGGTAGATAGAGCGACGAAAGCGAACTACCGTTTATCGTCGGTGCAACCTTGAAGTCTAATACGCGTGAATTGCGCTGAACGTCAAAAATGTCCAACCCAGTAGTTGAAGCATTGTATGACTTGAGCGAGAATACATTAGTGGAGTGACCATTATAGTCAAAGCTGAATCCATAATTAAGGGCATCATTCTCAACAAAGAATAACTGGCTAGAAACATTGTTATCAGTGGTATTGGTGACACGCATCATGATGCCTTCATTGGCATCAACAGATGAATTGGCCCATACCTCACCAGTAGCCTTGACATTACCAGTGATTTGACCACCTGTTTTGGCTAGGCGAAGGTCAACGGCATCATCTACTTCTAGTTCGGTATAATATCGAGAGTCATGGTTGTGACCATCAAGCGACACAAGCGTTCCATCCAATTCTAGCCCCGATGGTGTCATTTCTAGCTCATGGTAAGCTGACCCATCGTACCATTTTTCTTTATAGGTGACATATCCACCACCATCTTTGACACGGTACTTGTGGATTTTCGGTGCTAGGTCGCCTGTGTCTTGCCTTGCATCTTGGTGATAGAAGCCTGTTCCACCATCGAACATGTCAAGAGAGTGACTACCAATTATTTTTAGATCCTGATTAAAAGTCCAGTATCCAGTTAAAGTTGGGGATGAAGATGCACCTAGCTTGGTGGCAACCTTCGTATCTACCTCACCCGATGAGTCAACACCTAGATTAGTTCGGGCAGAACTGGCACTAGAAGCACCTGTTCCACCATCCACTATGGCTAGGTCTGCACCAGACCAATCATTTCCATTAACAGTGTGGGTATGACCATCCCATGAAAGCTTTTTCCAACTATTCCAGGTTGAAGATGTTGCACCGAATCGAGCATGAAGATTGCCATTGGCTGTGTAGGCAAGTTGCATCGGATAGCCACCCGACATATCAGAAGCACTACCATAGGATTTCCAATGGATCACTCCGTGATAAGTACCGCCATCATTCAGACCATCAGTACCATTCCCCTTGAAATGAGGATAGATACCACGCTCAAGCGAATTGGGAAGGTGGTCGGTGCTTCTTGTATCATCACTCCATACAGTCTTGTGGGTGTGAATACCTGGGGCGACTTGGGTGGAACCTGCACCAATCTTGCTAGAATCAGAAAGGTCGGTATAGGCACCACCCGATAGAAGAACTTTCTTCCATTGTATCGCCATTTAATACTATCCCTCGATGCCTTCGGGGAGAACAAGACCTTCCTGAATCAAGTAATCTCTCACTACATCAAGCTTGTCCTGCAACGCTACAAAAGCTTTTGCGCTGTTGGCGGGGATTGAAACTGAAGCTACCGACTGAGAAATGAAGTTCCATTCCTGAGGCTCAAAGGTAGGCATTTCCAACGTAGGTACTTCTACTGGTGCTTCGGGTTTTTTCTTGTCGTTCATCTTTTTTCCTTTTTCTTCGCGTTATAGGGTAAACTAGCCGCCTACGGCTATATACATTTCATTGGTATTAATTTTATTCCATAAATCGCCAGCGTTAACGCCACTTGTAGAGCTTGGTGCGGCAGTCGCATGAGAGCGAACTGTTGGCAAAGCTTTTTCAACATTACCATCGATGTCAAATCCTTGTTTGAGTTTCCAACCTGTTGTGGAATCCCAATAGATTGTTGGAAATTCAGCTTCATCACTAGAAGTATCAACTTGGATTCCAGCACCATTACCAAGAGCAGGGGTTCCATTCCCACCATCTACATAGGCGAGAGTAACAAGCTTGTCAGATACTTGTAATTCAGAAACCGTAGTTTGAGTAATATCGCCTGCAACGGTCAGATTTTTAACTGAGAAATCTTGTGTAATGTCACCTGCAAGCAGGGCATAGGTTCCAGTATGATTGTGACCTGCTGTGGCAAGACCAGCCCCCGCGATAGTTGCATTTAGCCAGGTACCACCATTATAGTAAATCACATGGCCTGCTGATGGAGCGTTGATTGCGATGTCAGAATGATTCGTAAAAGAGTGACTTAACAATGAGTGAGTATGATCACCCTCGGCAATAGTGTTGGCAATCGTACCAAATGGTTTGTTAAAAGCATCGGATTGAGCAACACCCACCATCTCGGTTCCCGCGCCATTAATAACCAAAACTTCTTCAGCTTCAAGCCCACCAGCACCGATAATTGGGATTGTACCTGCAATAAGGCCAGTGTCAAGCCCTGCCACAGTTCCAAGACCATGATTCGCGACTGCGGTTAACGCCCCACTAAGTTTTGAGGTTGCGATTGCGGCACTTGCATTGATATCGGCATTGACCACATCACCACTTAATAATACTTTTTTCCATTGTATAGCCATAATTGCTCCTATTCGCTAATCGCTATGTATTGACTCGAACCTGAAAACATTGTTTTGCCCTCTACTGGTGGCCCAAGTGAAACCACATTATTGAACCGAACAAATTCAACACCATCTAAGTCGACTTCGCTTCTTGCTAGGTCAATAACTTCTTGTTTGGTTGAGCCTTCAAGCTTGTTTGCATCATCAGCACTTTTTGCAGCACCTACTTTGGTGTTGCCCGATTTAATACGGTTGACTTCTGTTCGGAGCTGATTAATCATTAGATATTGTAACTCACCATTGTATGTCTTGTTTTAACACCCTTCATCGTATCCTTTTTGATCTGCATGATACCCCTGTCAAAGTGTTGTCGATTAATACCAGATTTCCCACCAAGTATCTCAGTAAGATTGGCAATCACACCATGAAGCAATATCCCGTGATACCTTCGAGGTATTTCTATGGGAGTTTCCATCGATGTTACAAGAGGATGGTCTTTGCGATAGTGAAGCCGAATTGTCAAGTCAGTTTCCTGGGGAGACTGCCATACGTTGGAAGATTCAACGAATCTTGCTATTCCAATTCCGTTTGTGTTACTCACATACCATCTATAAGCTTGTGTCATATTTTACCCCACATATTTATGAGAGAATCTTTGATTCAGTGTAGATAAGTGGACCCGCCATTTCAAGTTCATCACTAGCATCATCCACCTTACCCTCGATGGTCAGCCAGTACATTTCACCCTCGGTTAAGCTCCACGCATTAAAGAAGTCTAACTTGGTTATGTCACCACGATTAAATACAGCATCCGTGATTTCAATCTCGGTGTAATTGTTCACAAATACACTATCATCAGGTTTTCCACCATCATCGTCACGGCAGATAATTCGGATGTAGCCTTTTGGGGTTTGTGAACCAGCAACAAGACGACCAAGAATCTTCATTTTCAGATTCAAATCAAGGTTGTCAAACACTACTGGAATTGCACAGAACATTGTCCATGCCGTAGACTGAGTGTTATACAATCGTTGGGTTGCTCCACCAGTAAGTGAGAGCAGAGGATCACTAAACAAGGTATTCGTTCGCAAATCTTCTTCACCAGTTTTGGTTTTAACTGGCTTATAATCACCAGTAAAGGCCAAATCATCAATCTTCATTGGTGTAGCCCCACCATCGGACTTCACAATTTTTCCACCACCATCAGCAACGAGAGCGGTTTCTGGAAGTGTGGTTGAGCCAATGCGAGCGTTAGCATCCATAATTGGAATACCGTTTGCAACCCCAACACCACGTTTAGTGGTTCCATCATGGATTGCAGTAATCTCACCACTTGTGCCAACATACTCAGCATTTACAGATTTCTTTAAGGTTCCTTCAACAACATCATCAAGTGTATCAGAACCTTTTTGGAAAGCATCATTGGCCTTCGTTTCAATATCACTTGCAACAGTTCCACCAATCTGAGCCGTTGACTTGACTCCACCCGCTTCAAGGTGAGTAGCCGCGAGGTCTGCGCCTGCCAATGCCGTAGCAGTCAAGAGCTTATTGGTTGTGCCTGCTTCCAATACATCTGCGCTCATCTTCAATGAAGCAGTATTCAGCAGGGTAACAACTTCATCAGCCGTTTGAGGTGTAGCGGAAAGAGCTATGAGTTTCGACTCTAAAGCAGCAGTAAAATTCTTCTCAGATTTAACAAATGCAACACCATTAGGAATTGCATCTAAAGTCTCGATAACAACGAGGTCACCATTCACATTTTTTGCCCAAGTCATTATGATTCTCCTCCGACTCTAATTGGCCCAGTCCACTCGGGTATCTCTGAAACTGGTGGTTCCACCACATTTCCTGCACCGTCTACGAGGGTAGGGCTGATTGGAAAGATTTCTTCATCAGCTAAATGGATTCTATCTATCTGGATGCAATCATCAGGCAAGGCATAGAATCGCTGATTTTTTACTGTTACGACTGAAGCCGTTTCCCTTAGTAGCAAACTCCCATTAATAATCTCAGAAGTTGCTAAATTCACAGCTTCATAGAATAACGCAGGGGTCATATCGGGGAACCGCAATTCAACTGCATCATATAGATCTTGAGTGGTCATCGGTTCGGCCTTTCATCTTTTTTGACTTCACTAGCCGTTTCACGCCTGACTAAATCTTGGAAGATCACTTCAGCTGCTCTATCCGACAATGCAACACGTTCAGGCTCATCGTCTGCTCTCCAACAAATTGACTCAGCAACTAAGCAAATCAAAACATGAAGATTCTCAGGAAGCTCAGAAGTGTCCACTTCACCTGTACCTGGGGAGTTCAACACAAGTGTCTTTGGTTGTCTGATATAATTCAACTTAACTGATTGGCCTGCATCATTGGGAACCAATGAATAGAATACATTGTTATCAACAAAGCCAATCGGTTTACGCCTAGAGGGAACTAAAAATTTATTCGTGTACTTCGCGGAATCGTCACGGTCAATAAGCTTAAAGGCATAGTTGGCAAAGGCTGAATAGGTGATACTCGTAATAGCATCACGAAAAAGGTCAGCAGGGAAAGTAGTATTCGGAACAGAACCAGCTAAAGTCTGGTCAGCGGTTGTACCTAAAACTTGCTTTACTATCTCAGGGCGTACCCTGGATAATACAATCGATTCTGCATCGATTAAGGCATCAATCTTGTCGTCGGCTTCCCATGTGCGGTCATTTGGATCCTCTAGCCTATGGCGAAGTCGATTGAGCATGGCTAACACGTTCATAAGACCCTCGGATATTTGATTGTTGTATATGGATTAGGGGGATGCCGAAACACCCCCCACACCACACGCGAAGAAAGACTAGCCTAAGCTACTGCGGCGAATTTCACCATACAGGATTTCTTAGGTTGAGTAATCGCAATACCCGAATCAGAAAAATACTGATCTTTCTGACCATCAATATCGTTAGCCTGAATGTTGCTCTGGTACTTTGAGCGACGGTAGGTAACGTGAGAAATGGTTTCGGGGTCAACAATCAAACACTCGTTGGTATAGATCCCACCGTGAGTTCGAGTCAGCAAAGGACTACGAACAAGCTTCAGGATACCAAAGGGTGTTTCCAGGGTACGGATATCGAAACCGAAGCGGTTCTCTTTACCCTTGACAAAACGAGTGACTTTCGCATCAACCATCTTGTCTACTTCATACAGGAATCCATCTCCTGCAAATCCGTATTTGATACCCTTCTCATTGGAGTATTCAAAGATAGAATCTTTGGCAGTTTTCACAAACTGTTGCCATACACTTCCTTCAGATGGACTTGAAGTATCAACGGTGTAGTTACGACTTTCACCCTTGAGGATTGGCACCGCACCATGAGTGGTACGAATCAGTTTGCCGTTGGCTCCAACAGCATGATCAGGAGCAGAAGCGGTTCCACCAATTCTGCGTGAGAAAAGATAATCTTTTTCCTCTTTAATCGCATGTTCGTGTCGCTTCTGAACCTGTAAACGTGCAAACTCTTTGGAATAGCCACGGAGTGCCATTTCATAGAGTGTTCCAGTAACTTCAACAGAAGTCTTGAAGATACCTGCGGAGTTCCAACTTGTTTCCAAGTCGTCTGCCCAGGCTTCAGGACTTCCACTGCCTTCCTCAGAAGCGTGACCAGTAACTAACATGTAGTCACCAGCAACAACATCGGGAGTACCAGAACGGTCGGTAACAACGATATCAATGTGGTCAGCAGCCGTATCGACTGATTTCACAATTGCCTGACCTTTATAGGTCGCGAGTGTTGAATCATAGATGTCAACCTTCAATCCAACGTAAGGCACGATGGAGGTTGAACCGTCAATGTCAACATCGACATCCGCGAGGGATGATTTAGCGGCAGGGAGAGCCGTATCAGTGTAGCCAGCCTTAACAACGAATTTCATATCTTCCCATTCGCTGTCATGCTTGAACATTTTGTAATCAGGATCACCAGTTTTCTTCTTACTCATCTTCCGCGAGAAAGTGGTAAAAGGAATTGAGCTAGGCCATAGCTCAGTAACCATGTTCGGGTTTAAGTAGAAATTTCTACGGTCTGTATAAAGTGTGCCGAGGCTACCCCCTGCAAACGAATCCTTGACTCCAATAGTTGGTGCCATAAAGAATTACTCCTTCTTTAGTAATCCATGCTTTCGGCTTCCGACTTAAAGGAAGAATCAAATGTTGGTGGGGGCGTAGTTGGACCGCCACCGCCACCGCCAGCACCATTGGTGCGGGATGCGTGATCTGCCTGGTCGAAATCCGTAGGTGGATTTTGATTTGAGTTATCAGGTGTTTGGTTCATTCCACTCAAGAACTGATTCCAACCCTGAGGGGTCAGAGATGCGTCACTTGACATGAAACCAACCAAGTTGTCTGCTACCGTTGCAGACATTCCTTGTGCCATAAAGTCTCGCTTCCATGCTACCTGCTGCTGTTGGTAAGCCTGGGCTTGTTGCTGTTGCTCCAAAACTGAATTGACCTTATTCACCTGCCCTAAGATTGGTTCAAGGGTGGATTGTATGGCCTTTTGTACCCGAAATTCTGACAACTGTTCTTCAAATTTGTACGAGGCTGATTCAGGATTTGTTCTCGCTTCAAAAGCATCATAGTCATCGGGTTTTACGGGGGCAACTAATTCAGGGGTAGCCTGAGGTGCGGGCTGACCTTGAGGTGCAACAACTTCGCCTGTTGACTGCGGTTGCGG